CTGGGCTTTGTTGGTAAGATAAGCGGTCATTGCTCAGCCTCCTTAATGGCTTGCGGCGTAAGACGACGCCACGATGGTTCCGAAATCGGTGTTGTTGAACTGGGCTTTCTTCAACCCGAAAATCGTACCGGCCGAAACGCCAAGCTCATTTTCGTAGTCGAACAATTCTTCAACCCAGGTGAACTTCTCCGGCGAGTTATCGCGCCCAAATCCAAGCATCGCCGCCTGCGCGCCGCAGAACACATTGCGCGAAACGGTGGTGATGCCGGCAAAGGTTGAGGCGTTGTAGCCAGCCGAAACGCGGGCGTCCTCAAAAAGCAGAACGTTGTTATACATGCCCAAAGCACCGGTGAAGATCGGGTTGTCGGTAGTGACGCCGCCGGTCATCGCGGCTTTCTGGATGTCCAGGAACTGGCCGGTGTTGGTGTTGGTCCGCATGTCGGTGACGGCGTAGGGATGCAGGAACATCACGTAATATTCCTTGCCGTTCATTTTGAGCGGCCGGATCGCGGGGGTTAAGGTTTTTGCCCGTTCGACGCAGCGGTCGATCAGCGCAAGGGTGAAGGTGTTGGCGCTGGTCAAGTCGGTATCTAACACCGAGGTGGTGGAAAACGCGTTGAGATAATGGCCGGAATCCGGCGCCAAGGCCGCGTTGTTGCCGGTGTACAGAGTGCTGTTGGCAGCATAGGTGCCGTTCGGCAGCCGGATCGGCCCAAGGTTGCCGCAGATTTGGTTGAAAAAAGCGAGATCCATCCGGTCAGCCCACCAGTCGCGCAAGCCCGACAGGCTTTCATCCCGGATGTCGAATGGCACGCGCTGTTGCGACATGCGGCCGGACACGCGAACGGCGTGCCGGAGCTGGTTCAGCACCACGGCATCGCTGTAAGTGGTCAACGCCTCTTCGTTGCCTTCCAGCGTGCCATCGCCTTGCACACCGGCGCCGGAGAGCTGCATACGCAGTCCGTAGGTGATGGTGTCGCCGGCCGATTTCTGGGTTTCGTCTTTGATTTGGACAAGCGATGAAGATGTGGTGCCGACGAATTTGCCGAACATCGTTTCTTTCAAGGCTTCAACTGCGAGCTTCTTGGCCCACAGTTTGACGGTGAGCGCATTGTTCACCGCATAGCTGGTTTGTGCCATGGGAATCTCCTGATGAGGATGGGGTTTTGCGGCGGCGCTCGAAGCGCCGCTCTCCACTCACGCAGGAGAAATCGAAGCGGCCGTGACGTGGCCGCGGACGAAGAGGACTTTGGGCGCCTCAGCCCTTGGGCACGTTATTGGGCGGTGATTTGGAAGGTCTCCGTCGCCGCCGTACCAATCGCCGCGTCCGTGCCGGTCACACTCACGTTGGTCGTGCCAGCAGCGGGCGGCGTGCCGGTGAAAACCCCGTTGGAAAACGAGAGCCAAGCGGGGAGCGGATTGCCATTCGCCAGCGTGGCCGTGTCTTCCAGGCCGCCGACGAAGCCGATGTTGGTCTGCGCGTTGTCCGAGGACCGCCGCACGGTCATGTCGTAGGCGGGAAGATACTGCCCGCCTGTGTCCTGGCGCACGCTGTAGCCTACGGCGGGATAGGAGGCTAGTTGGTCAAAGACGTAGGAGATGGAGGGATTAACAACCGGGCCTGCGCACGAACTAACGGGACCGCCGCAGCCGCCAACCGGACCGTAACCCGGCGGACCAACCGGGCCAGCAACGCCGCCGACTTGCGCGAACGCCAGCCATGGGAGGAGGCAGAAAAGAAGCGTGAGGCGTTTCACCAGCTAGTCACCTCGAAGGTTTGCCCGGTGGTGGCGCCGAGGATGTAGATTGTTTGATTCGACACTTGCCCCTCCGCCACGTTGCAGGTGTATGTCCCGTTGGGCTGGATGGGCGTTACCGGCGTCGAAAGTACGTCAATATTCTCGACCGCCGTTGATGTGTTTAGAATTTGGCGGCCATGGCGATAACCGCTTGGCAGCGCGACCTGCGGCGTTCCCCCGGCCGTGATCGTTCCGGCTGTCGGCGTTTCGGTAATTGGCATGACAACCTGAGCGCTGGCACTTGCGCAAACCAGCGACGCCAGCATCAGCCCGTAAAGCCACTTTCGCATCATCTCACGCCCCCATCAGCTTGCGGCCAGCCCTCGTGTTGATGGCCTTCAAGAACTCGCCTTCGTCCATGTCCATCAGCGCCTCATAGGTCAGATTGCCGGGCGGCGCCGAGCCAGCGTTGCCCACGCCCGCCGCGAAATCCGCCCCCCGGTTTGCCCGCGCCAGAGCTTTCGTAGCTTCGGTTTCCGCCACGGCTTCATCAGCCGCCTGTTGCGCTTGTTTTGCCTGCTTGGGGGTGTAGCCGCGCAGTTTGGCGGCTTCGTAGACGATCTGGCCGAAATTCTTGCCGCCCCGCAAAGCCGCGTCGGTGATCTGCAACACCTCCTGCTGGATCATTTGAAACCGCTGGTTTGGATCGGCGATGCCGAGAAGCTGCAACTCCCGATCCCGCGTGTTTTGCAGATACGCCGCCGCATCGGTGTAATCCGGCGTCTCCTTGGCAAATTCCTGTTCGGATTGCCGGCCAGCCGCGACCAGGCGCTGGATGGCTTGCGTCTGCTGCCCGACGCTCTCCTGCTGCTGTTTCCACTGGCGGAGTGCTGCCAACTCCTCCTGCACGGTGGCGAAATTCTGTTTCAGATACGCGGTGGGATCGGTTTCCAGCGTCGGTGCCGGCGGTTTTGGTTGCGGCGGCGCCAGCGCGGTTGCCATGCGCTCGCGTTCCTCGAACCGCGCGCGGAGTGCGGCATTTTCCTGCGCCAGCCGGTTTGCCTCATCTTGCGCCTTGCGCCGGCGTTCGCGCTCTTCGTGGAACTTGGCGTGCGGCACAACATCGGATTGGCGCCGTTGCTCGCCATCACCCGGCTGCTGCTGGCCTTGTTGCTCGCCGCCCTCCTCGCCGCCAGTTTCTGGCGCCGGCGCTTTATCGACAGGGGTTTTGTCGGCCGCGTAGCCGTCGAAATAGGCTTTCTCTTCGCTCGTCAGGGCTTCGCTCATGGTTGTCCTTGCGTCGGTTGCTGTGCGGCTTGGGCGGCCTCGGCCTGCTGCTGGGCCAAGCTGGCCTGATCCATCGTCTGATCGTGTATTTGCTGGTGCGTCGTCAGCAGCGCGTCCAGTGCTGCTTTCACGCTTTCAAGCTGCAAGGACTGCTGATCGATTCCGGCCTGCGCCAGATGGGCAATCGCCGCGGCGCGCTTGCTCTCGATATCCGCCTGCATCTGGCCCACCAGGTACGGCGCCCGCGACACCTCGGCACTCGCCTTGGCCATTTCGGCCTGCGCTAGGGGTGCAGCCGCCTGCGCCTCGGCGACGGCCTTCTGGGCCTGTGCGCCGTGCTGCTGCGCCTTGGCCTGCATAACTGCCAATTCGGCCTGCTCCTGCGGGCTGGGCGGCTTCTGAGGCGCTGGCTGCTGCGCCATTTGCGAGACCTTCGCCACCAACGTGGCGGGTAGCGGCGAGTATTTCATCATCTCGAAATACACCGGCGGCGGAATCGGCAGTTTGCTCAGCATCGGCATCATTTGCATGATGAGGCCCCAGACGCGCTCCTTCATGTTCGGCGAGGTGGGCGCGTCGTCGACGATCACATCGTATTCGATCAGCGTCGGATCGCGCACCAGCGGCACATAGCGGGCATCATCAGGCCCTCCCACGCGCACCAGGCGGCCGTCGGAGATAAACTCCTGGATGAACCAAAGAAGCAGCCTCCCCTGCTCCTTTTGATACCTGCGTTTGGCGTCGAAAAACCGCGCCAGCACCGTCATGCCGGTCTGCTTGCGCTGCATTTCCAGCACGCCCGGCTGATCGCGGTCCGCCTGCGCCATCAACTCCGGCGAAACGCCCGTCACCTGCGGAATCGCGTCGATAGCAAACTGCATCAACCTATCAAGGCCCGCTGGGAATGTGATCGGCGGTTTATCCTTAATTTTGCCCTGGCCGATCGCACCGGAGCGCACAAATGTGATGCTCTGCGGATCGGCCCACGAATCCTCGGCTGTTTGAGGGTTTTCAAACGCGTCTTCTTCGGCGATCAGTCCGCCTTTCGCATTGCTGTTCATGACGTGCAGCGTCTGCGACAGCCATTTATTCGACCATTCCTGTGGATCGCGCATTGAACGCACCAAGCCGTACCACGTGCCTTTATTGCGGTCCCGCTTGCCGGTCATCGCCTTGTAGGTAAATCCGCCGCGTTCGGGGCCGTCCATCTGCTTGAGGATGACGTTGCCGACGATGGCGCGATGATACTTTCGCCGGCGGTCTTTGATGCCTGAAATCGGTTGCCCGGCCGCCGCGGCGATGGTTTGCACCGCATGATAATGTTCCGGCGACAGGCGCGACATTTTGCCAGTTTTCGGGTGTGTCACCCGATACGCCAGTTCATATTCCCACCATTCGACTTCGACCATCCGGATTTTCTTGGTCTGCTTGTCCAGCCGGGCAGATTGGTCGTTGCGGTAAAACGGAGCCGCCCGCGCGTCGTGCGGGTCATCGGCGTCCTCTTCGGTATCGCGTGTCCAGGCGGCGTCCAGGTCGGCGATGTCGTGATCCGGAAACAGGCTTTCGGCGGCATCGATCGACATGTCTTTGACCCGCACCACGTAGCGCGCATCGGATAGGTTTTGCTTGCGCGCGGATGGGTCCGGGAACATTTCGAGCGGATCGACGCGGGTGACGATGATGTCGCCTTCCGGATCGTCGTCGTAGTCCAGCCGGGTTTGCGTATAGCCCATTCCGGTGATGACCAGGTCGAGAAACGCATCGCTTTCCTCATCGCCGGCATCGCAGTCATCCCGTACCCATTGCGCGGCGTTGGTCAGCAACTCGTTCACGCCGGATGCGCCTAGTTGGCGCGGAATGTAGCGGGTGTCTTGCCGGTTGCCGATTTCCAGACCGTTCAGCGCGTCCACGAATGGGCCGATGCGGTTGAAGGTGATCGCCGGCCGCATCTGCTCGCGCAGGGTGTCCAGGTCCTCCTCCTGCCATTGATGGCCGGCAACGAAATCGTAATTGCCCTCGGCCTCCTTGCGCCAATCATGCCAGTGGTCGCGGGCGGCGGCATACCAGAGCTTGAATTGCTCTAGCTGATCGCTGTCGTCTGGCTCTTCGGCGTCGGCCGCGGGATTTGGTGTGCCGTTATCGCTCACGCCGCCATCCACGAGCCGCGTCGGCGTCCAGTGCCAGGCGCATACCGATCTTTCGGCGCGGCTGGCGCGCGGGCGTGGCGCAGCATCATCATACCGTACCGCGATGCGCTAATCAGATCATCCCGCATTTTCACAACAATCCCGTCTTTTCGGTGATAAAGATCGAACTCCTCGAACCAATCATTGAGGTGCGAAAACACCTTCCAGCGATTGGTCTGCATCCGGTCTGCCATTTCGATCAGCCCCGCCTCCACCCCGGAGCCGCGGTCATCGGCGAACTTGGCGCGCTCAAAAATCATATCCAGGCCGTTGCGGCGATAAAGCTCGGCGAGCTGCTCGCCGCTGGTTTTGTCGTGTTGCAAGCCATCGTGCGGCCAAGCCCACGGTATTTTTCCCCATGGACGTAGCGCGCCGGCGTGCACCACCGGCACCTGCTCGCCCACCCGGTAGCATTCGGTCACGTAAACCGTGTCAGTGTCCCGATCATGGGCAAGGCGCACGGCTGCCGTCGGGTGATCCCATCCAAAGTCCATACCGCCGATCAACGCCCAATGGCCGGGGATTTTGAACGCTTCCACCGCGATCATGTCGCGCGGGAACGGGAACACACGGCCTGATCCCAGCGCCGGCACGCCTCTGGTTCGCGCATCACGCTCATGCGCCGGGTAGCTGGCGATGATCCGCGCACGCTCTTCCGGCGGAATGTGCTCGGCGTCGTCGATGGTCATTACCGTGTCGTGCCGATCCGGACTGCGCTCTTTCAAAAAGCGTATCACCACGTCGGAGACGCCAAGCAGCGGGGTGAAAGTGATCGCGACGATGCCGCCCGTCGCATTGGTCCGGCTCAGCGCTTCGGTGTAAATATCCAGCGGCGGCTCTTCGTCCAGCCAGATATAATCCAGCGTTTCACCCTGCCATTTCTGCCGGCCTTGCTCGTAGCTTTTGAACGTCAGCCGCGAAGTGCCGGTGTTGGCGTTCCGCACCCGAACGCTTTCAACCGCATCAGGGACGCCGCGCGCCATCGACACATCGACAATATCCGAGCCGGGAATCATGCCGGTGCCAAATTCGCCGATATTGCCCATCAGCACCCGCTGCACCGTATCCCGCACCGCTTGGCCGCCAGGACCGCCGCACCACGCGGCTATCGGCCGCTCCCATCGGCGCCCCTGCCAATCCGCCGGATACTGGCCCGTCAGGTGCATCGCCATCTCGGCGCCCCCGGACCACGTTTTGCCGAGCTGGTTTCCGGCGCGCAGCAGTCGCTCGCGGTGCGTTCGGCCGGCATTGTGAAATTCAAGCTGTTTTGGATACGGCTTGTATCGGCTCAGCCGCGACTTTCCCTCAAGCTGGAATAGCCGCTCCTCGATCTTCGTCGCCATCTCGCTTGGCGAGATTCCGGCAAATGGCCAGCCACTCACGGAGTTCATCGGGCGTCAGCGCGTCCAGTACGTTGTGGGTGGTGAGATCAACCGCCTGCGATGGGCGGCCGAGGTGCTGCTGCATCAGCGCGTTGACGGCCTCGAACTGCTTCGGCGCCCTGTCGTCCAGCGCGATCTGCACCGCCTTGTCGATCACGTCGGGAATGGCGCTGGCGATGTAATCGCGGATTTCTTTTTTGCTGGGACCGGCCGGCCGCGCTTCCCAATCCGGATGCGCCTCACGCCATGCGCGCAGCTTTTGCTTGACGGTCTGGCTGGCGGCGTTGGCGGCCTTTGCTTCGGCGCCCGGCTTGAAATTGGCGTGGCGCGGTTTGGTGCTGCCGGTGCCTTTTGCGGGACCGCCATGGCCTTTAGCCATCCTTTACCACCCCCCCCCGCCGCATCTCCGTCTCCACCATCTTCCCCATCACCTCCAGCAGTAATCCGATCCGTTTTTGGTTGCTCCAGCGGCAAATGCCGTGCAGATCGGCGAAAGGGCCATCGGTGATGCGCACGCGCTCGCCGGCGCTGATGCCAGGAAATTCCGGACCGACATACCGTTCGTCGATCACCCCGTCGCCTGGCCTGCCACGGGCTTGCAGGGCTTCCACGATGCCGCGCGGGACCGGGATGGGGTGCGTGGCGTCGGCGCTGAACAGATGGGCGATGCCGCGCGTGCTGTGGATGGCGCGCCAGCGGTCGGCGGTGATGTCGAATTGGACAAAGCCGAACGGCCCGAACAGCGGAATGACCGTTTCGCCGCCGTTCGCCCGCGTCACAGCGAACATAGGCACGTAGGCGATGAAATCCTGCCGCGAAAGTTCGCGCCATGCGGACAGAGCGGCGCCGGGATGGGATTTCCAGCAATACCACCGCGCATCACGGCTACCGCACGGAGCCTGTTCGGGTTCCGTGCTGATTTTCGCGTTACTCGCCATTGTCGGCCCCTGTCAATGATTTTTCGAGGACGCGCGCGCGGGGCAGCGACAGCACGCGGGCCTGCGCATTAATCGCCTCGCTCTCCTGCCGCGCCCATTGGCTATCCAGCAGCCGCAAATGGCCCCGCCACCGCTCCAGGTTTTCGAGCGCATCGCGGCGCAGGGCGAGGTATTGGTCGCGGGTCATTGCCGCCCTTCCCGAACAGGTAACATCCCCGCTTGCTCCCTCGCCAAGCGCAACGCCTCGCCATACAAAAACGCCGGTCTGACGCTCTCCCGCTCAGGCTCAGCGGCTTCCGCGCGCTCCCGCATTTCCTGCGCCAGCATCGTCAGCTTGTGGCCAACGGCCATCTTTTCGGCAGGGTCAACCGGGACCGGCTCGTGCTGGATGCGGCCCATATCCGGGTTCGCACCATGGCGCTGAGCGGGCGGCAACCGCTCCTTTTGCCACACGCCGAGCATCGCGGAAATCTCGTCCAGCGCCGGAATCGCCTGCCGGCGCCGCATCCTACCGATGAGGTTCACGGTGTCCGCGCAGAAGGCCGCATCGGAGAAATCGGTGAGCAGCGGAAGCATGTCCACGATGGCCTCAACCGCATCGGCTGGAAACGAAGGTGAGCAAACCGTGCCGAGCGAAACTGCCCATTCGCGCCTGGTCATTGCCGCCAAACCCCTTCGCGGTGCGCGTCGATGATCGGACCGTCAAGCTCCGGCCAAAGCCCCCCGGCGCGTAGAATTTTCTCCTTGCGGGCTGAAATTCCCGAGGATTTCCGCGACATACGGGCCTCGCACGAAGCCATGATCCAAGCCTCCGGACCGCCCGGCCGCAAGTCGTCGGCGTGGTGCAAAATCGCCATGCCGGCGTCGCAATCATCGGCCAAAACCTTAAGCGCACGGCCAAGAAACGCTCGGCAAACCGCGTCGGACTTGCCCGTCAGGCCGCGGACGATGGCCAGACCCTCCCGCCAAAACTCGGTTCGAACATCGGGTGGATCAGCCGGCGATGGCGCAGCCGTCGCCCGGTACGAAGTACCGGAACTTTCTTCTTTCTTCTCCTCTCCTCTCCTCTCTTCTCTTCTGGAGCCTGTAACATTTTCTGTCACAGACTTTGCCGCAGAGTTTGTGACGGCTTCTGTGTCATTGTCTGCAACATTCGCTGTGGGAGGCGTCTCACTGACGATGTGACCGTTCTTCTTGTTGAGCTTGGCAAGCCGCGCCGCTTCGGTGCGGTTGCGCTGCGCAAGCTTCTTCTCCCACGCCTCAACAGCTTTTTCGGCAACGACAGGATGGTACAGCCGGCCATCGGAACATTTGATCCACGATCTCATGACACCCTCCTTTATCTTTTTCCAGCCCCCTCCGGCTCTGGATAGGTGCGCCAGCATCCGGTCATCGTCCGGCAAAGACGCAGCGGGAATCTGCCGCCACGCCTCACACCAAAGGGTGACGCAAGCCTTGCATTCCTCCGCGGTGCCGAGAATCCATGTCTCGCTGGTCAGCAGCCGATTAATATCGAGTTCCATCCATGGAAAATTGCGAAGATCGCAATCCGGCGGCGTTAGAGGCTCAGGAAGTTCCGTCATTGGTCTACCATCCTTAAAAATCTAACACCGCGGCATTTTCCGGAATCTTCTACAATCCCGCTGTTCTTGAGTTCGCGGATGACTTGGCCAACGACTGCGGCGCCGATTCCAACGGCCTCAGAAATATACTTGATGCGAGGAAACGGTCTCCCGCGCGCCTCGCACCACCGCACCAGCGCGACAATCCGCTTGATCGCGAGACGGACGTTGTCGTCATCGAGGTTCACGGACTGAAAATCCCCGTACCCCTGCACCAATCGCAATCCGGATCGGGCACCGTGTTGCCGTCAAACAGACAAAGCCGGCAGGCATCATCCGCCAGCCTGGTGCGGGGCGCGAACTCGGCACGGGAGAATTCCACCTCGGCCAGAGACGGCCGCTCGCGCACGAACCGGCGGGGCGCGCCGAAGCTGAAGCCCTGCTGGCCGGGGGCGCGGGTCACAGCGTCTCCCCATGTTTGAAAAAATGGCCGCCGCTGGTGCGGTCCAGAAACACGACTGAATGCTGAAGGAGGCAGAGCGCATCGGCCTCATCATCCTGCACACCTTTCCACCCCCGCCGCTCAGCCCAGGCTATGATGATGGGCTTGACCTTCGCGGCGCCGCCGGTGGGGTTGCTGCCGAGCACCTGCTTGCGGCACGTCCGCACGTCCGCCTCAAAGCAGCGCACACCGTGACGGTACGCAATCAGCTCCGCCACCGTGCAGAGGCCGAGCAGCAGCCGGCCGACATTCGCCTTGGACTGCTGCTGCGGCGCGAACGGGGCTTCGTAGACCACCGTGGCGGGCCGGTGCAGCTTGATGGCGTCGTCGATCTCATCTTCGAGGCGCGCGTACACGGCGCCGCCCTCGGCCATGCGGCCGAGCAGCCAATGCCCCCACACCGGCCGCTGGCCGAGCACGCCGTAGCTCCAGCCGACGGTGAGGGAGAGGTCAAGCGCGAGGATGCCGCCGGGTGC